GCCGCTCCTGTTTGCGTCATATCTCCGTTAAAATATTTATCGAGAAAAGTTTGTTGTTGTGGCGTTAGCTTTTTCAGCCCTGCCTCTCGTTGTTCTTTGCTTAAATCTTCACCCGCTTGCGGCATTGAGATGCTCTCCATTTTGGTTGTATATATGGGGGGTTAGTTAGCACCCCCATATATATATATATATACAAACCTTGCTAACCTTGCTAACCACTAATGTTTTCAGTCACTTAACCAAGGTTAGCTTATATTTTACTTTAAAACCTAACCTTGCTAACCTAACCTGTAAACATCTGAAATATAATAACATTTTAGTTAGCACTGATTTGGTTAGGTTGCTAACCTCCTAACTGCTAACCAACTCATAGTTGTTTACGCCAACATTCCCACAACCCGAACAATCCAAAAACACCCACTACCGCGCCCATCAATCCGATGATTAACATGGCAATAATTTCGCTGGCGGATTGTTGAAACCGAACAATTTCCCAAGCGCTTAAGAATAGGAACAACCCGAACAAAATACAAGCCCAAGACATACCTTTATACATAACTAATCTCCTTTCTAGGCTCAAGGCCAACAACGAAACGCTCAATCCCTCTGCGCTTTTCCATCAATAGAAACTGTAACCATGCTCTTTTATTTGTAAGCACTTTGTAATTACAATCGTTCCATTCGGCGTCTGCAAGGCTTTCTTTTGCTTTTCTGATAAGCACGTTGATATCTTCATACTTTGCTTCGATGCGCGGATACGGGGTTTCCATGCCCCGCTCCGCTAGTAGTTCATCAAAATGTTCAGACATTATGCAATCTCCAATCCAAACACGTTGTCAGCCTTGCTAGACTCATACCCAGCCCAACCAGCCGCGTCATACAGGAAGTTAGTATCCAGTGCGAAATCGCGGTATCCAGTTAGGATAGAGTTGAAGTAACCAGTGCTAGGTGTTGCAATACGGTCAGTATTCATGGTGTAGGTCATAATACCAGCAACCTTAATCTTGTCGTACAGACCCGTGCCATCAGTGCGGTATCCTTCGTAATGGTCTAGGGATAGCTCATCTTCTGGCTGGATTTCCCAGATGCCTACAGGGATATACATATTAGGGTCTTTAGACTTCATAATGTCAGCTACGCCACGGAACACTAGCTCATGCCCGTAAATCATAGCCGAACCAACAGCCCTAGCAGTAGGGCAGCGGTAGCGCATTTGGTCTTTGTTTAAGTTAGACCCATAGGCCATATATAATTTACTCATCGTGATATTCCTTTCACATTTTTCGTTCATCACATGTTGACAGTATAGTAAAATATAGTTTAGTGTCAAGTATAATGTGAAAACTATTTCAGTAAAGGAAACGAAATGAAAGAAATTAAAATTGGAAAACCGTTTGAATTTGATGGAAACGGTATTGATATTGAAGAGGGCTTATACAGGGTGAAGTACCTTGATAAACAGACTGGCTATCCTTTCTGTGAAAAGTTTTGCAAAAAACTTAATCAATGGCGTGATAATGGCTGGTTTTGGCCTGATGTAGTTAGAAAATATCAGGGTGTATAAAACAAAATTGGTGCGGGGCAATAGCCCCCACCTTTTTAAAAGAGAGGAAAGAATGTATTGGGTTGAGGCAATCGCTTGGGAAAGCATTGATGTATTAGATGAAGAGTTTGACCAATGGGAATATGGTCAGCACATTGACCAGCGTTATGTTTCTCGAACAGGAACATATGGAACGTACTTACAGGGTCAGGGCAAGATTAAAGAAGATTATATAGAACGGAAACGGGGCGGTCTTTGAACCGCCCCTTTCTTTTACTCTTTTAGTTTGTTAGCCGCTTTCAAGCCATCTGTTAGCTTCCCCCCAATCGTACTAAGAACGAGTTTATGCACCTCATAGATGTTAGCCCTTCCATCTTCTGGAAACATTCCCTTACGCTCAGAGCGTTTCTGTTCTTTGTCATTCTTTTGCCTAAAGGCGTTCATAGCCTTTAACGCGATTAGACATTCTTGCTTGCTTAATTTAATAGTTACTTCCATTTTCGTTCTCCAAAAATTTACTTCTTACATTATTAATATACATTCATTCTAATGTGCCTATAACCAAGCCGTAACCTTTTCCCATAAAAAAAGACCGCTCACTGCGGCCTTTTCTTTTATACGAACCTTTTCCTTTTTTCCCCGGTACTACCCGCTGCTGCATTAGGCGAACATCTCTCGCCAGTATGTTCCGGGTCTTCCTGGTCGAACATTTCTTCGGGTTCTTTAATCCACGCACCGTAGCCTCCTCTGCCATGATGACCGCCAAAGTGTAGGAATGTACCAGATTCATAGCCTTCTGGACAGCCCGAATCCCGGTGTGCGTACCGAATCGTTAGCTTTTCAAATTGTGAATAGGTGCGCCATCTTCTCCCCGAACAATCACTTCCTCTGTCGTCTCTATCCATACCTTCGCTCCACATGACAACGGTTTTTCTGGCGAGTACACAACTCTGCCAGCGCTGAAGTCAGCGCTATAACCCGTATAATTATTCCCGCCGCACTTCACAGACACAACTGGCTTATGCTCGTCACTTTTTGAATTGTGTCTGATGTTATGCTGATTGATATGTATTCTCTTTATTTTTCCCATTACAGTTCCTTTGCGTGTGCGAAACATTGCCATGTCATCCCGTGGTCTGATGAGCGCCATGCCTGCGGGCTGCCACAAACCGAACAATATTTATTTACATGCCTGGTGTGATGTGTCTGTTTTAACCCGAACAAATCTTCTGAATCATGCAGCTTCTGGCGCTGCTCGCGCTTCCATTTACTGTACTCTTCTTCTTGTTTTTTTTGCTTGTAAGTCTTACTTGCCATGTTATTATACCCTTCTGTCTGATGTTCAGGCAGGCCGTAATATATGTTATGTCTAAGCATATATCACAAGTTACGAATGTCTTTAGAGAAGCAGGCGAGCGGGCAACCCCGAACAACTCGCCTGTTTTTTTTATTCGCTTTTCCGAACAACTTTAAGTTTATAACCCAAGAAGTCTAAGCAGGCTTCTAAGTCACATATACGAGGTTGGTGTTGAATCCTCCACTTCCTCATTGTGTCTCGATGAAACCCGACTCTCTCGCTCATATCACACTCATGGATTCGCTGCTTATGCATTTCTTCGAACATAAACCGAACAATTTCGTTGTTATTCGTGATTCTGTTAAAAGTGCTGCGCCTGTGATTCCACGGCCTCATTTCTGGGATATCTCCCCGCCTAACGCGGCATATCCCGCGATATCCACCCATGTGTCGTCCTGTTGCATGTCGTTAGCCAGGCGAGCCAGCTTTAATCCAATCATGCAGGCGCAAACTTGTTCGGGTGTTACCTCCACCCCCAGGATTACCTCCCATATCTGAGCGATACGATAGTGGTTTGCTTTGGCATCACCGTAATCTTTTGCCCGCTGCCCGTTAATAAGCTCTTCTGCCTTATCGAGAAAGTAAGCCCGATTCATGCCATCATAGTCTTTTATATCCATTATATATTATCCCTCGCTGTTACTGCTTCATATTCACCACGGCTCATAACCCCATTTGTAGTGCCGAGCCACTTACGTCCGCCAGATGTACTGAAGGAATACTTCTCGATGCGGCGTTCTGCTATTAAATCCCGAACAATTTGGTCAGCAATATATTGAGTAATGTTCTTAACAACAGAAGGCGCGTCTGAATCCGTAAGCCTTTCAATAATACTGTCGGCTCCGCCACGCTGGCATAATGCCCGACCATTTTGCTCGCATTCCCTAATCCAACTGAACATCGCATCTTTACGCAACTGAGCTTGATTGCTTTGCCCCAGATTCTGAATTTGTTCGGTTCTGTCTTGCAGTAATCCTGTAAACGTATCCCGAATAAAATGTCTTATGTGCCTACTAGCTGGGCCGTTGGACTTTACAACCGCACCATCAAAGCAACGATTGCGCTCATACTGTATACCTAAGTCATTACACCGACCTACCGAAGTCTTTTCGTCTACTTGCCACAAGGCGAATGCAGAGCGAACACCATCAACAATTGCAGATGTACCTCGAATCATATTGCGAGCCTGCTCTGGCCTGCTGATAACCGTGTCATCCTTTACCTTAGTCATATGGTGACACACAAGCACGGAAGCCCCCGTTTCAGTTGCCACGCGAGCTAATAGCCCTGTTAAAGCTGCCCCTGCCGCAGGGTCAGCATTTACGTCTGCGTGTACAAATGATGCTAATGGGTCAAATACAATAAGCTTTATGTTTTCGAGTTGAATGATTTGTTCGTATATCTTCTTGAACTCATCCGTTTCGCTGTAGTCGCCCATTGATTCGCGCAAGATAGGGAACACACCTCCCACGTTTGGTAGGGGTACAACATGCAATTTGTTCGGGTACTCAAACCGCTCCCCCGATTCGTCCAGCCTTTCAATACGGCGGTGCATCTCTGATTCATCATCTTCAGCAGTAAAAATAACAACATCACCGAACTCTTTTACTATGCCACCAAAGGCATTGGACATTGGTTTGCCTGCCGCTACTTTCATCGCTAGGTCTAGGGTCATCATACCCTTACCAGCATCACCAGCAGCTGCAAAGATAATGGGAACGCCTAACGGAAATGTGCCATCAACTAAGAAATGCTGGACAGGCGCAGCGCCACTAAAGCGTGAGATAAGAAGACTATCGTTAAGAAGGTTGATAGAACGGCGAGTGTTGCCAACCCCATTTGAAATGAACTCATCTACGTTAAAACCTTCATCAATTGCATCTGCGGCATCCCACTTGGGAGGTTTAGCAGAAGGTGGTTGCAGTATTGTTACTGAATCAGCATCAGCATCTAATGCTACTTCCCGAACAATTTCTGCGAGCCTCCTGCCAGCATCGTCATTATCAGGCCAGATAACAAGGTCTTTGCCTCGAAGCGGCGTGAAGTCGAACTTGTCGGCGTTCTTTCTTGTTAAAGCACCAGCGCCGCCCAATGTGCATGTAGCTGGTATGCCAGCATCTATCAAAGCTTGAGCGCACTTTTCCCCCTCTACCCATACGACCCGCTGTTCGTTTAATATGTTCGGGATATTGTATAAAGGACGTACATCAGGCGCCTTTGGATAAGGTGAGCCGGGAACCCACGGACGGAACTCTTTCTTGCCATCAATGTCGTAGCGGCGCACTGTAACCAACACCTCACCATCCCGACTGATATAGTCCCACTGCCCACTATGCTGTGTGTTTGCATCAATGCGAACTTTTTCTGTGGGCGGCGAGCTGGGAGGCGTTGGCAAATTGTTCAGGTTCAAGCCGCCATTCGGCATTTTCCAAGACGGCTCTCTTACAGGTCTGCGTGTATCTTCTGATATATAGGAGCCGAACATTTCTTTAATTTCTGGCAGCCGCATTCCGCGAGCTTCCATTAGAATCTTTACAATCCCCCCGATTCCTTCACCGCCATTAAAGTCTTGCCCTCGCATAAAGTGCGGACTGCTGGGGTTAATATCAATCTTTAAACTCTCACCAGCTTCCCCCGCCAGTGACCCGATATAGAAGTCATGCCCCCGAATTTTGCCATTGGGGTATGTTTCCCTAAGAATATCTATCTGTACAGAGCGCGGAACTTGGTCGCTTATCTTTTGCACTAATTCGTGCGCGGTACTAGATTTAGTATTGTCAAAACGTATAACACTCATTATATTGTATCCTGAAGTCCGATTGTTTCCTTTTTCTGATTTCGTTCTCACTTAAAGGGGTCGCTTTCGAGCGGCCTCTTTTTCTATGACCAACAAGTTTGACGAAACTCACAAAATTTGCAAGCAAAATAATCTGAGTTAGCCGCCACCCTAGGCAGTATCTCGTTTGCTTTTGTTGCTTTTAATATCTCCACACCTTTGTCGCTAACACGCTGGGCAAGCTCTCTGTCGAATGGAACAAGCTCAAAATATATTTCACTGGTATCTTTATTTAGCACCGTAAACAGCGCTGGGTTTTCATTTAAATCCATATATGCTTGGTATAGGGCTATCTGCGCTGCATAGACAGGGTTTGCCTCCGCCACACCTTTACGAACAAATTCAGAAAACTTCCTGGTGTTTGCTGACTTACACTCCCACAACATAGGGTAGCTTACCGCCACTGGCCCCGAACATATTACGCCATCTATGTGTCCCTTTATCTGGTCATCAGCCACGGAAAACCCGAACTGCTTACCTTTAGAGTCGTGCGTTTTTAGCTCAAAGCCAGCATCTCTAATGTACTTAGCCATCAGGTCTTCTATGAAGTGCCCCATGTCAAATATACGCAGAGTACGAGCGGGGAACATCTTGTCCTCGTCAGGCTTAACTTGCATATATCTATACTGTACTTGACGAGCGCAAGCGTTGCCCAATGAAGAGCCGCCAAGATATGTTCGCTTTGGTTGCGCGTCATTCTGTTCGCATATGGCTCTATCTATTTCGTAAGATATTAGCTCTGTTGCATCAGAATGGAATTTCGTCATTGAATTCGTCAGAACTGGTGACACTCTGTTCAAATTCAAGAAGCCCTTGCTCGGTGAACTCATCTCGTATTTCCTTCATTTTTTGAAAATAAGCAACCATGCCTAAGACCTCTTCTTTTTCAAGGTCGCATAGTCGTCTGCCCCATCCTATGTCTTCAAAAAGACGCGCTGCATTTGAAAGCGTATCCTGCTCTTCTAGCGCCTTTACTGTAGGATTATCTCGTCTGGTATTATTATGTTGCATAGGTTTTTGCCCTCCGCACCCTCCTGTTTTTTAGGGTTGGCAAAAGAGACTTGAAACAATTCATCGTCTCTTAAAACAAGGTTTGCCACCCCTGTCGTAAATTCAGTCATGTGCTCTTCTGTTACTTTTTCGATAAAACTTGCCATCTCATCTAGCACATCATCATCATCTGCCGCATCACTAACCTTTAAAAAGCCGTTTATCTTTTTCATAGGCTTGTCTGGGAAGAATAAAACTACGTCAATTTCAACTCTCACGGCAGCTCTCCAGAGAACTGGTGCCAACTGAAAATCTGCTTTCTTTTCTATCTATATGTCTAGTGGTGAGATTTTCAGAAATGTTCGCATCTTCAAATCCGCCGTCAGGTAATATTGAATCCCATTCAGCCATCTTCCGCCTAGACTCCTCTTTTAATCTTTGCTGTACCAACTCTTCTCTAGGCATCTGATTTTCTCCTAACCAAGTCATCTAATGTAATTAAAAAGCCGCTGGCGGCGTTACTGTCGCCACCATTTATTACTTTGTTATTTTCATAAGCTACGTTGCATAGCTGTACAAGTCTATCTTTATCCACAATAATAACCGCTCCAGTGATAAGCACAAAAGCCCAGAAGTCAGCCTGTGTTGTTGTTATGCCAGAGTTTCTGCCTCGACACGCATATTCAACAAACACCCTGCCCGTACTATGGGCTATCATATCGTGCTTTACTTCTATCTTTTTATTCTGTAGCAAGTCGCCCAAGAATTGTTCGGCTATCTGCCCAACAAGAAGGTCGTGACTAAAATCGTTATTATAATCCATATTATAACCTACTTTTTTCTTAATCCTTACCGACAGTTTTCCCAAAAATACAGTCACTTACGATTCGTCAATCATTCTCTTAATACATAATCCTATATTCATTGCCACCTGTGGCACAATAGCATTACCTAATCCTTTAATTCT